CCAATAATAGTCGTAGTTAGTTTGTAAAATGCTATACATAATGTCAAATATTATTAATGTATGTATGTACACAAAAACGTAAAAACATTTACGCGTAATGCTATAAACGGCGGGGGCCTGGGCTAAAACAAACGCGTTTGCAAATGGGCCTGCATAGCGGGGAGGTAGGGGCAGCACTAAACTTCTATATTTCTTATGTGATAATATTCGTATGGGTTCACCAATAAAACTAAAACAAAAACTATCGCCTAAAGCGGCGGCTGCTAAAAAGCGTAGAGATATTGCTGCGGCTAAAACACCAAAGCGTAAAGCGCGCAAAGCAGAGAACCAGCGTATAGGCCAAAGATCAGACAGTGACTTACATCACTCGACTAATGGCCTTAAGCGTGTGTCAATAAAAAGTAATCGCGGTAACTTTGGCCGCGGAACAAAAGCAGAGTAAAACTAATTAATAACCAAAACCAAATAAACATGACGTATTTATATTACAAGACTAGCACTTGGGCTAGTGATTCAACCAAGGTAGACGAGAAGACCAAAAATCAATGGGAACACCTATCTACAAAGTCCAATTGGAGAATTACTCAACTTCCAAATGGATATTATCAAACAGAAGTTACTTATCCTGACAAGCCTGATCAATGGACAGACGTAACAAGACGTGAAACTCTTGAAGGAGCTGAAAAAGCTATTGACGGTAGCATCGATCACTTCACTAAGAAGCTTGAAGCTACTAAAGGCCCTAAAGTGGTAAAGACTTTTAACGAGTAATAACTAATTTAATTTAATTTAATGGAATATAATTTACCGAGTAGCATCGTTAAAGACCTTAACTTTGGTGACGATGCTAAACACAAGATAATCGCTGGTGTAGATAAACTAGCTAAAGCTGTAAAGTCTACATTAGGCGCCTCTGGCAAGTGTGTTATTTATGAAGACGCTAGAGGCAACCCGGTCATAACAAAAGACGGTGTAACCGTTGCAGAAAGCGTAGTCTTATTTGATCCGGTTGAAAACATGGGTGCTACTTTGCTTAAAGAAGCAGCACGAAATACTGTAAGAGAAGCAGGTGATGGTACTACGACTGCGACAGTATTAGCTGAAGCACTACTAAAAGTAGTAAATTCAGAGCAATATTCTAACTATTCTTTGCGAGATATTAAAAATGGCATAAATTCTGGCCTTAAAAAGATTAACGACTACTTAAATACTGTAAAAATTGACGTTACTGACGATAAATTAGAGCATGTAGCTGCTATTTCGTGCAATAATGACAAAATTCTTGGCGATATTATTGCCGAGGCGTACAAAAAAGTTGGTAAAGACGGTGTTGTGTTAATGGAAACGTCAGAAACTGAAGAAACTTACGTAGAAGTTGTCGACGGCATACAATTTGACTCACCTTTAACGTCTACGCATTTTGCTACTAACCAAGAAAAACAAAAAGCGGAGCTAGAAGATCCACTTATTTTAATATGCATGTCTGAAATACCTAATGTGCGCAAAATACAAAGTATATTAGAGTATGTAATTAAAAATAATAGATCATTATTAATAGTAGCGCCAGTATCGCAGCAAGTAAAGTCAGCATTGCTAATGAATAAAGTCAAAGGCAACATTAAAGTCAACATTATTGACTTACCTGGCTTTGGTCCTACTAAAAAAGACTCATGCGAAGACTTAGCAGCGCTAACAGGCGCTAAAGTTTTTAATGAAGAGTTAGGTGATGACTTAGATGCGTTAACGCCTGATATGCTTGGTGTGGCTGAATACGCGGCTACAGATAGTAATAGTACAGTAATAACAATATCAGAAGAAGCAGGTATAGATGTTGGAGAAAGAATCGATCAAGTTACACGACTTATTAGTGACGAAAAAAATGGTTTCATTAAAAAGAAACTGGAGCAAAGACTCTCTATGTTATCGGGTAGTGTTGGAATTATCTTTGTTGGAGCAGACTCTAAGGTTGAACTTAAAGAAAAGAAAGATAGAGTCGAAGACGCGATATACGCTACAAAAGCTGCCCTCAAAGAAGGTATAGTACCTGGAGGTGGTATAGCCCTCTTTAACGCCGCAGAAAAAATCAAACCTTCTAACGAAGGTGAAGAAATATTATTTAAATCTATAATAGCACCTATGGCCACTATATTAATCAACGCTGGCATATCTACAGACATCGGGCTTCCAAAAGAAGAAGGTGTTGGTATAAATGTAGTTAACGGCGAGTACGTAAATATGGTAGAAGAAGGTATCATTGATCCTGTGCTAGTTACAAAGACAGCTCTTAAAAATGCTGTATCTGTTGTAACTACTATTATATCTGCCGACTGTGTAATTTCTAATATTCGAGTAAATGAAAGCAGTTAATCATTATTTAGTTATAGAGCCTATAAAAGGTGAAACTAAAAAAGTAGGTGGATTAATCCTCACTGATGAAATTAATGAGGATAATAGGTATAAAAAAGCTAAAATCATATCAGCTGGTAATTTAGTAGAAGGTATTAAAGAAGGTGATGTGGTTTATTATGATAAACATGCTGGACATGGTATTCAGCATAACGATAAATTTTACGGCGTTATTAAACAAATGGACGTCGTATTAATTGATTAAACCTAAACCATAAACAATAAACTTAAAACTAAAAACGACAAACAAATTATTTATTAATCATTAAACATTAAAACTATGGCATATAGAAAGCCTGAAGATGTAATGCTTTATTTTAGAGGCGTTGCAGACGAAGACAACGATGACGGTAATACTGGAGCTGCTACGCAGTTATCTAGTTTATTAATTCCAGCTAAAAGATTAAGATATATGAATCCTACCAGTGATACTGAATTAACTTTATTTTTTGATAGCGTTAAAAACACTGAAGGAGCAGACGATCAAGCTGATGAAATTACTGTATCAGATACTGTTGTGTTAACAGTTAACACTAACGCTCACAAAGAAGCTATGTCTGGTATAGTACAAGCTATTAACGCTAGTAAAACTGGTTTAGTAGTAGTTGCTGATACTGTAACTACAAACGTAGCTGGTTCTACTGTAGCTACTACTTTTGTTCACCCAGATATTACAGGTATGGGTGGATATACTAGTGATACAAACTTTACTGGTATTGCAGTTGCTGCAGTTCACACTGGATCATAATCAATTAATTAATCTTTAAAAATTTATCAAAATGAGAAAATATTTTTATTTCAGAACAGATGCTGATGTTGCTGAAGATGATGATAAAGCTAAATCAGCTATGATACCAGTAGATAGATTTAGAGGTGCAATACCTACTAACTCATCAGGTGGTACAGCTGCTAACGTTATTACATTATTTTTTGAATCTGCAGCAAACATGGCTGGCGCAGGTCAAAATAGTGAAATCATTATTCAAGATACAGTAGTATTAAATGTTACTGCTGGTAAAGCAAAAGACGTATTAGTAGCTTTATCTGAAGCGGCTAACGGACATCCTCACTCTGACGGTGTTATTGTTGTTGCAGATGACGCTACAAATGACGCTAACGCTAAAGCTGTATATCTTCACTCAGGAATTACTTCTTGTGGAGCTATTACGCAAGCTGCCGCTCTATCTTAATAGATGCGATTAACTAGTCACGATTTACGTGAATTACAAATCCTAAAGTATTACAGGCTCACTAGAAAGTGGGCTTGTAAGACTTACGGATTAACAGACGCCGAGCTTGAACTGCTAATATTCTTAGACTGTCAAGGCCGGTTTACAAGACAAGAATTTATTGATGGTACTTATACCATGAGCTGGGATAAGAAGAGGTGGGATAAACTAAGACAACAAGGCTGGATAGAAGTTTGGCGACATAGAAACAGAACTACAATAAAATACTCTGTATTTAAAACATCGTTTAAATGTAGCCAGCTAATTAGTAGAATATATAGAATACTACTAGGTGAAGAAGATATGCCAATATCAGATAGAAGCGTATTTTATAAAAACAAAACATATACTGATAAAGTCTTTAATAAGGCTATTGATGATATGATAAAAGATAAAAATAGATAATGGGATTTAAGTTAGGTAAAGGTACAAGAGGTATTGCTGTTAATGGTCGGATAACTAAAAAACTTAGGTTTGGCCAAGAAGGCGGTGATTCTGATATATCTGTGCCTGGCACACCTGTTATTAGAAAAGATTTAGAAGAAGGCGTTATGGGTGAGGCTAATATGGATGGTAGCATTTATATAAGCGACAAAATAGAGCCTGGTAGTCCTATTGAAAGACAAGTTATTAATCATGAAATGAGACACTCTACCGACATGAAAATAGGTAAATTAGCTTACGGTGATAACTTTGTTAAATGGAATGGTAACGTATACCCAAGAATTACAATGAACGGTAAAGATATGATAATCGTTGATGGCGTAGCTAAAGAAGCTGGCGATGGTAATTTTCCTTGGGAAAAAGAAGCAAATAACGGAAACGCTTATGGTGGGTAATATATTTGGAGGTATAATAGGTAAAGTAGTTGAAAATGCCGAAGGTATACTTGATAAAGTAATAACTACAGATAAAGAAAGAGATGCTGCAAAGCTAGCTATAAAAAAGCTAATGCTTGAAGCAGAAAAAGAAGCTTTTGCAAAAGAAGTTGAAGATCGTAAATCTGCACGTGATCTTTATAAAGACGATGCTATTATACAAAAAGTATTAGCAACGTTATTTACTATAGCTTATTTTGGTATTACATTTGTAATGTTTAATTACTTTGTAACTAAAAGTATAGATTTAGGTGAGTTTGAGATTAGCTTTATATCAACAATATTTGGTGCTATGAGCGCTAAAGTAAATACAATAATAGACTTCTTCTTCGGTGGAAGCTCAAAGAAAAACGAACAAATAAATAAATAAAATTATGGGAAAATATTTCACAGTAGAAGTAAAACCTACAATACCAAATGTAGCTGCTGGACAGCACACTGCGTTTGCAAACGGAGACATTCTGTTTGATTGGTTTTCATTTGACATACCTAAAGGAGCGGCTAGATTAATTGGCGCTAGCGTAGAATTAAGGCCAAAAGGTGATGCAGGAGCAACACCAAACAAGTTTGCTTTAGAGTTAATGCTTGCTAAATCTAAAAGCGGAGTAGCACCGGTAACTTTAGGTACTGTTAACTCGGCTCCTACAGCTGTGCTTAATCCAGATAGAATGATTACATATCTACCTATTGTAGCTGGTGATTTTGGTGCTGAGCTAGATAGTATTTCATTTGCGCAAGCAACACCTAAAAGCCCAGTAGTCTTTGAAGGTGAAACTTATACAGGCACAAACGCTGGATATGATAAGTATTATATTGCTGGTATAGCTGGAGATGCTATTGACTTTAGATCTGGCTGCACTATTAATAACGGTGATTTAAATGGACCTATTATGACAGTTGCAGACGTTGATCCTAGGTTGTTTTTAGCAGTAGGTGATACTATAGCCGCTACAACAACAGCTGATACTTCTGTAGCTAAATCAATGGGTGTTATTAAATCAATGGCAGACGCAAATACAATAACGCTTGAATCAGATTTTGGAGATATTCACAATCTTACAAATGATGATTTTGTATATAATACTACTCCATTAAAAGTAGTATTACATTTTGAAAGGTAAACAACAATTAACTTAAATTAAATTAAATTATGGCAAAAAGAAAGACGCCTAAGGTAAAAGACCTTAGACCAGAAAAACTTAATGAAGAACAAATAAAGCAAGTTCAACAAGTAATATCTTTATCAAATAAGATAAAACTAGAGCTAGGTAATATTTCAGTTAGACAACACACTTTGCTGCATGAAATGGACACTGTAAATAAACAAATATCTGAAATAAACCAAAGTCTTGAAAAAGAGTATGGAAAGATAGATGTAGACATTTCTACTGGTGAAATAAAATACTTAGATGATGAGCAAGCTGATTCGTAAAATTACAATAGGCAAAGATTATAAAATAGATGCTATGCATTACTCCGTAGGCCAAGAGGTCTATGGAGGGCATACTATCTGTGATATAGTTGAAGAAAAAGATAAATACAGCATATATATTAAAAAGAATAAAGATGTAATGCCTTGGAAAGACTTCAATAAGAACATGGCTGTATCTATAGAATATAATTTAGAATATTAGTGAAATCGCCGTTTGACTTCGTTATAGAGCCAAAAGGACAGAGATATAATAACACTAAAAAAGTTGGTGATAAAGAATTAATCCTTAATACAGAAATATTTAATCATCAATACGTAAACAGAAGTGCTATTGTTAAAGCTGTGCCTACAGCCATTGACACTAATATTAAAGTTGGTGATGAAGTTATCGTGCATCATAATGTATTTAGAAGATGGCACGATATGCAGGGTAATGAAAAAAATAGTAGAGGCTATTTTAACGAAAACACTTATTTAGTAAAAGAAGATCAAGTGTTTTTATACGATAGTAACAACTGGAAAGCTTGTGATGGCTATTGTTTTGTGCAGCCAATAAAACAAAGAAACAAGCTAGCTAAAGAAAAAGAAGAGCAATGTGTTGGTATTGTTAAATATACAGACGGCGTTTACAAAGCGGGTGAGCTTGTTGGGTTTACACCGTTTTCAACTTATGAGTTTATTATTAATAACACCAAGTTGTATCGCGTTTTAAATAAATTTATTACAATTAAATATGAGTATCAAGGAAACGAAGAAACGTATAATCCTAGCTGGGCGCAAAGCAGTTGATGAATTAATTAAAGTTGCTCAAGAGCAGATTATTACTAATACTGAAGATGATGTTTCTGCTGATAGACTTAAAAATGCAGCTGCTACAAAAAAGCTGGCTATATTCGATGCTTTTGAAATACTTAACCGTATACAAGAAGAAGAAAATATATTAGAAGGCAAAGAGCCTGAAGATAAAAAAGAAAAAGTGTTTAAAGGCTTTGCTGAAGGAAGATCTAAGTAATGTATGAACAAACACTATATAAAATTGTTGAACCAGTTAAGAAGACTACAATAAGTCGGCTTAACAAAAAACGTAAATGGGAATATGGATATAATAAAGAAAACGATATTGTCGTTATTAGCAAAACTGGAAAAATTGGACAAGTGGTGGAGATTCAAGGTTTGCGAATTGGGTTGCCGTCTGAACCGAAACGAGTGCATTTGTTTAACAAAAACAAATGGCAAAAGCTAGAATATCCTAAAGAGTTAGGTAAATTAAAAAATATATTTGATTGGAGAGCATATCCTGAAGAATCAAAAGATCAGTGGTATGACTATATAGACGAAGAGTTTAAGCGTAGAGATCAAGGGTTTTGGTTTATGAATAATGATAAACCAACTTATATAACCGGTAGTCACTATATGTATCTTCAATGGAGTAAAATAGATGTTGGTGCACCTAACTTTAGGGAAGCTAACAGACTGTTCTTTATATTTTGGGAAGCATGTAAAGCAGATAATAGGTGCTACGGCATGTGCTATTTAAAAAATAGACGTAGTGGTTTTTCGTTTATGAGCTCAGCTGAGACCGTTAACTTAGCTACTATATCGAGTGACTCTAGATATGGAATACTATCAAAAAGTGGTGCTGATGCTAAAAAAATGTTTACCGACAAAGTTGTACCAATATCTGTCAACTATCCGTTTTTCTTTAAACCGATACAAGACGGTATGGACAGACCTAAAAG